TAAACACCTTGTCAAAAGAGAACACATTTGTTATAAGTCATAAGGGTGATACATTACAAGATAAGTTTAGAAGTGTGATTAGATTTGAAAAAGTAAAGAACTTTAGTCATGTTTCCTAAAAAGAAATACCAGATAATATATGCAGACCCACCTTGGCTGTTTAGAGTTAGAAGTGAAAAGGGTAATAAAAGGTCTGCAACGAATCATTATGATGTGATGTCTATACAAGATATAAAAGATATGCCTGTTCAAGATATCGCAGATGAAAACTGCACATTGTTTATATGGGTTACTATGCCTAATCTAATAGAGGGTATAGATACTATTAAGTCATGGGGATTTACATATAAGACTTGTGGATTTAATTGGGTTAAGAGAAACAAAAGAGAACATAGTTGGTTCTGGGGTATGGGATATTGGACACGAAGTAATAGTGAGCTATGTTTACTTGCAACAAAGGGTAGTCCTAAAAGATTATCAAAAAGTGTACATCAAATAGTAGATGAACCAATTAGAGAACACTCTAGAAAACCAGACTGCGTAAGAGACAGAATAGTTGAACTATGTGGTGATTTACCCAGAATAGAACTATTTGCAAGACAACAAACAAAAGGGTGGGATTACTTTGGTAATGAGATAAAACACTCTACATTAGAGGAGCATATGACATGACTGACATGATAAAACTGATAGAACCAGATAGTCCATCACTTAAGGTTAAGTTAGGGGATTGTAGTAAAGATTTAAATCGTATGGAAATAAAGATGAAACTTATTGACCACATGAAGTTTTATCAAGGTATTGGGTTATCTGCAAATCAAATAGGTATTATGGAAAGAGTATTCGTAATGTATTCTGATGTAAAGAAAAGAGAGGTTATTGCGTGTTTCAATCCTAAGATACTAGACGAATCACCTAAGAAAGTTCTGATGGACGAAGGGTGTCTGTCTTTCCCTGGCTTATGGTTGAAGGTAAATAGACCAGAGGCAATCGAAGTAGAATACGAAGATGTGCATGGTGAGAAAACAAGGGCGATGATGTATGGGTTAGAAGCAAGAGTATTCCTACATGAATATGACCACATGGAAGGAACTGATTTTACATCAAGAGTAAGTAAAGTAAAATTAGATATGGCAAAGAAGAAACAAAAGAAAGCACTTATCAAAGCAGCCATATATAAGGAACAACAAGAAGAACAAGAAAAACAACTAAAGTTTGGTCAAAGTCTAATGATATAACGAATCGATTCGTTACATAAATAATACATCAATATTTTTGAGGTTGTATAAGTCCTTGTTTTATATACACTTTTTGGGTGGGGTTGACTTTATATAATAAGTATGTCATTATATATTTGTAAATGAGGTTCAAATGTCAAAAAAATCAATAATCGCAAAGTTACTTTCTGAGGAAGATATTTCGGTAGTTCACAAGAAAACTCAGACTGCAGCTTTTAATGTAGAAACTAGAGAATTAATACTTCCGATTTGGAAAGACGAGATGTCAAAAGATGTCTCAGATTTATTTATATGTCATGAAATAGGTCATGCATTATATACCTCACAAGACATGTTACAAAAAATGATAGACAGAAAGATTAACAAGTCTTATGTTAATATCATAGAGGACGCAAGAATAGAAAAAATGGTTCAAGAAAAGTATCTTGGTACTAAGTCATGTTTCACTAAGGGTTACAATGAGTTATTATCTAGAGATTTCTTTAGAACAAAAAACAAAGATTTAAATGATTTCAACCTAGCCGACAGAATCAATCTGCACTTTAAGGGAACGGAGAATGTTCCGTTCTCTTCTGTCGAGCTTGAGTGGGTGAATAAGATTGCAAAAGTTAAGACTGAGGACGAGGTGTTAGACCTTGCAGAACAGTTAATGAAATTTATTGATGATAATAAAGACTCTCAAGGTAAAGAAGAAGAACAACAAAGTCAAAGTTCAGTAGGTTCTAATGAGGGTGAAAGTCTTGAAGATTTAAGAGATGATGCAAAGAAAATAGATGATACTGACGATACTCAAAGTTCTGGTTCTAATGACGAGGGTGATGAGGAGAATGGTGAGGAAGAAGTTCAAAGTTCTAGTTCTCAAGATACTGACGAAGAAGAAGATACAGAAGCTGGTCAAGATTCAAGTGGTGGTATTCAAGGTGGGTCTGAGTATAAACACTCTGCAAAAACTGATTTATCATTCGACAAGTCACTTGATGATGCAATGGATAAAGATTGTAGAGATAGAGTTTATGCGACTATCCCAAAAGTAAATAACAAAGTTGTTGTTGATTACAAGTCAGTTCTAGAACAGTGTAGAGAACATTATAATAGATATAAAGGTGGAGAAGGTGGTACTAAATTTTACACTTTAACTAAGTCTGAGATAACAAAATTTCAAATGGATAGTAAGAAAGTTGTTTCTTACATGGTAAAAGAGTTCGAAATGAAAAAGTCTGCTGACTTATATAAGAGGTCAACTGTTTCAAAAACTGGTACTTTAAATATGGGTGCGTTACACACATATAAGTTTAACGAGGATTTATTCGCAAAGGTTACTACAATGCCCGGAGCTACTAATCATGGATTAGTTATGTTCTTCGATTGGTCTGGGTCAATGCAGTACAATCTAACACAGACACTAAAACAGTTATACAATTTAGTTTGGTTTTGTGATAGAGTTAAGATACCTTATAGAGTGTATGCGTTCTCTGATGCATATGGTATGTCACCTGACTACAGAAGTGTTTCTAGTGAAAAAACTCTTGTTACTCAAAATGTGGATATCAAGTCTGACTTAGATATTTCTGGTTTCAGACTAATTGAGATGTTCTCAGATAAGATGAGAAAAAATGAGACAAATGAGATGATGCACTATTGGTATATGATGGGTTCTTACTATTCTGGATATAGTAATTACCAAACCTACACTTATCCAATTAATACACCAAAAAATTTAAATTTAGGTGGTACTCCTCTTAATCATGCGATTGTGGCTGCGATGACAATCATTCCAAGTTTCAAGACTAAGAATGGTATTCAGAAAGTAAATGCAGTATTTTTAACTGATGGTGTTAGTCACAAAGTGAGTAGAAAAGTTTCTAACGAGAGTTTAGATGCTTGGTCAAATGATGTTTATATAACAGATAAAGATACAAATACAACTTTGACTATTGATAAAAACTCTAGATATTCTGGTCAAGGTCAGACAACTGTATTACTTAAATTACTTAAGAAGAGAATACCAGACATGAATGTTTTAGGTTTCTTTGTTGCTGGGTCTGGTGCAAGAGGAATTGTAAGAAGAGAAATTATTCAAGAAAAAATGGGTCTTAATTGGGGTGATACAGATACTCTTAAGAAGTATCAGAAAGAACTAAGAACAAACAAAGTTCTAGTTTGTAAGACTGCTGGATATGATGAGTATTACATTTTACCTTCAATACCAAGAGCTGATGAGAATGACGAGGACGGTATTCAAGTAAAAGATAATGCAAAAACTGGTGATTTAAAAAGAGCCTTTGCAAAGTTCTCAAAGAGTAAGACTCTTAATAGACAATTATTGAATAAGTTTATAGGTCAGGTTGCATGATAATAAGACTTGACAAATATACCATAATTTGGTATTATAATAGTATAAGTGATTCGTTTTAATAATATAATAATGAGGTTGATATGAAAGCAATAGATAATTTTTTAGTCGAGGCAACTAAACAGTATGGTGAAAATGCAACTATCAGTATCGACCAAGCTCAACAAGTTCTCAAAGATATTAAGAGAGCGATTGGTATTGGTCACATTAGACAAGCTGGTATGGTTGTTGGTAACAAGGTTAAACTTAAAACCGTCAATGTTGCAAAAACTGATGTTGCAGTTATTACTAAAAAAGAAGTTGTCAAAGAGGTTGTTGAAAAAACAGTTCAAGACAACACAACGGTTAATTTAGTTATGGGTAGTGATATTCAAAACTTAGTTCCTTCACCGTTTGAGGGTTTTGTTTCTTGGGGTCATCATTCCACAATCAAACAAGTTGTTAAGTCTGGAATGTTTTATCCTATCTTTGTGACAGGTTTGTCTGGTAACGGTAAAACTCTTATGATTGAACAAGTTCACGCAGAACTTAAAAAAGAGTTAATCAGAGTTAATGTCACAATCGAGACTGACGAAGATGATTTACTTGGTGGTTTCAGATTAATAAATGGTGAGACAAAGTTTGTACCTGGCCCAGTTATCGAGGCGATGCAAAGAGGTTGTACTCTTTTACTTGATGAGTGTGATTTAGGTTCAAACAAGTTAATGTGTTTACAGCCAGTTCTTGAGGGTAAAGGTGTTTATCTTAAGAAGGTAAATAAGTGGATTACTCCTAAGAGTGGTTTCAATGTGATGGCAACTGCCAATACTAAAGGTAAAGGTTCAGAGGACGGTAGGTTCATTGGGACTAATATTCTGAATGAAGCATTCCTTGAGAGATTTGCAGTGACTATCGAACAACCATACGCATCAAACACCGTAGAAAAAAAGATTGTTCTAGGGTCAATGAAAAAATATATGAAGGGTGCAGTTGATGAGAAGTTTGCGACCAATCTAGTTCAGTGGTCAGAAGTTATTAGAAAGACTTTTTATGATGGTGGTGTTGATGAAGTGATATCAAGCAGAAGATTAGACCATATCGTGAAAGCCTTTGCAATCTTCAAAGATAAAATGAAGTCAATCGAACTGTGTGTGAGTAGATTTGATACTGAAGTAAAGGAGAGTTTCATTGAGCTCTATACTAAGATTGATAATGGTATCGACCCTCTTGCAGAAAACAAAGAGGAAGAAGAAGTTAAAAAAGAAATAGTAGATGACGAAAACGATTTCTAAAAAAAATTATCATAGGGGGTTGACATTTGATGTGTGACTCCCTATATAATAGTATAAGATGCCAATTAAGGGTCTTATATTTAATCTTGCTTAATAAAGGAGAAATACTATGGTAAGCAAATCTTTAAGTCTATTCGACAATTTAAATTCACTAACACCGTATTCAGTAGGATATGATTCAATCTTTGACCGATTGAATAGTGCTATTGAAGCAGGACATGGGTCTAACTATCCACCCTACAATATCAAAAAGAAGAGTGAGTATCTTTATGAGATAGAACTAGCTGTTGCTGGTTTTGGTAAAAAAGATATTGATGTTGAAGTTGCAGATGGTATAATCACTGTAAAGTCAATCAAGGAAAACTCTGAAGATGATGATATCGTACATAGAGGTATCTCTTATAGAAAGTTTGAAAAGAGGTTCTCTATTGCAGATGATATACAAGTAAAGGGTGCTAAGTTAGAGAATGGTTTATTAACCATTGACCTTGAGAGAATTGTGCCAGAGGAAAAGAAACCTCGTACAATAGCAATTAGGTAAGGTGCCTAGTTGTATTTTTAACCTTATACACTATGGAGATATTATGTATAAAAAACTTTCTAAAAAAGCGAAGATTTTAAATCTTCTAACAAGAGGCAGTAAAGTGACTTGGACACAACTAAAAACCACTTATGGTTTGAAGTCACCTAGAGCTATGATAGACACAATCAGAAGAGATGGTTTTGTTGTCTATGCAAACAAAGACACCAAAGGTCATACCTTTTATCAAATAGGTAAACCTTCTGCAGCTATTCTTAAGGCAGGTGTTGCAAAGATTAATTCTATTAGGAATGTATCTTACGACACAATCATTGCAGCTGGTGTTGCAGAAGTTCTAGGTACTAAGTTCGCATACGCAAACTAAACCTAGTTGTTTTAAAAGAGAGGTGAAAGTTATTTGACAGACACCTCTCTTTTATGTTATGGTACTTACATGACTGAAAAAAGAAAAAGAATAAAATTAAAACCAGAAGAATTTGTTTCTGAAAACGATAAGATTGAGGAACATGTTGTTCACACTAGACTACGAAATAAAGATGGTCGTTGGTTTGATATGTTTGATTATGTCCCAGAAGGTATTGGTGTCGATAAGTTAACCAATGAGGGAACAAAGATAAGAAAAAAAGAAGAGAAAATTTTTACCATTCAAGACCTAAATAAGATATTGATAGACGGTAACAAATTAAAACAAGAGAAAATTGATTTAATGAAGGAGAATGAAGTGAGTGAAGATGCATATAACCTGATGCCCAGAAAACAATTTATCAATGCACAAAATAGAGCTGCAGAGAGAAGTTCTCAACCAGAACCTAAAAACGAAACAGTAAAGATAAGTCCAGACGCAGAACTGGATTTTGATGCAGAGGAATCTACTGAAATAGATTTGAATGACCCAAATCAAAAATATTACAATCCACATGATACAAAAGAAACAAACGAAAGAATTATGAATGACTTTGATAACTTTGTCAAAGAGAGTAAAGCAAGAAGTAGGAATATGATGCTTGCAAAAAGAGCTCACCCAGAAGCAACTCCAGAGGAACTAAAGATAAAGTTTCTCGAAAAGAGAGCTCGTAAGATAAGAACACAGTTTGACCAACAAGAATATGATAGACTTGATAAAGAGGGTAAACTAAAAGAATTACCTGTCACAAACTCTTTTCACCCAGACTATATTAATCCTCATGCAAAAAAAGAATTAGAGGAAACTAAATCGCAAGAACCAGCACCAGCACCACAACCAGAACAACCAACTGAAAATACAAATCCAGGCGGTCTTCAAGTTGCAATGCGTCCTAAACTTGCAGTAAATATAATGAGAATACAAATACCAGATGATGTTGTAAAAGAAATAAATGAACACATTGACAATGTTATTATACCAGCTAATAAAGATTTCTCAAAGGGATTAGTTGGACAAATCAGTCACGACAAAAGGTCTGCACAATTACACTTCCCACATGATGACGGTGGTGTAGGTGAACAATTTGCTGGTGTTATTAAAAGATTAGGTAGTGAATATATTGACAGAGTTGTCGGTATGGGTTCAGAAATTGAAATGCAATCTATGTGGACAATTCATAGTTATGAGGGTGACTACAATCCAGTGCATGACCATGGCACTAAAACACCTATGGGGCTATCTTGCATATTCTACTTAAAAGTTCCACCACAGATTGAAAAGTTAGGTAATCCAGCAGAACACTTTGAAGGACTAAACAAATCTTCTGGTGCAATAGACGGATTTACTTATTTGACTTGGGGTGTAAATGGTATGAGAGATATCAACATACTAAGACCCATCACAGAAGAATATGTGAAACCAGAAGTTGGAACAATGTTAATGTTTCCAGCTTGGTTAAGACATGGTGTAATGCCATTCTTTGGAGAAGGTGAAAGAAGAACTTTCTCTTGTAATATGAATGTGACACCAAATGAAAGATTGACAGGTGACCACTAATGGGACTAAGTGATTTATCAAAACAACTAGATGAAAGAAAACAAACATCTACAAAAAGTCAACCTTACGCAATGGGTAGACAAACTGTAAGAAAAGCCAGAACTGATTTAACAAGTAAAGATTTTGAAGCAAGTATAAAGTTAAAAACTATGCCTGCTCTAAAATGGTTAGAGGTACAGTTTCCAAAAGTTTTTATAGAGGAGATTAATCAATACATTGATGATGTAGTGATACCTAATGATAAAGATTACTCTAATAAACTTGTTGGACAATTAAGTAGTGATAAATCTGCACAACTTAATTTCCCTTTGAAAGAACATGAAACTGGTGTGCAATTTAAAAAGGTTCTTGAAAATATAGGTAAATCATTTATACAAAAACCTTATAATCGTATGTCGTCAGTAGAATGTTTTGAGTGTTGGACTGTTCATAGTTATGAAGGTGATTACAATCCACTACATGACCACGGCGTACAAACACAATCTGGTTTATCTTGTATTCTATATTTGAAAGTTCCAGACTCGATTAAGAATAAACCAAAGATAGAAGTACCAAACTTAAATCATGCATCTGGTGAAATTGATGGCTGGACACAGTTTCAGTGGGGTGCAAATACAATGAAAGATATCTATCAACTAAGAGAACAAACTCAACATGTTGTAAGACCTGTTGAGGGTAAACTGTTGATGTTTCCTAATTGGCTATCACACATGGTGTGGCCTTTCAGAGGAGAGGGTGAAAGACGAACTCTTTCTGCAAACTTCAACATACATGATTCACCAGAGGTGACAAAACAATTCGCAGAGAGATAATATTATGTACAAATTTGATGAAGACAAATCTATACAAGAGATAAAAGAATACATTGACAAGACTTACGATTTACACTATAGTAAAGGTAAGTACCAAGCAACAGAGATGATTATAGACTCTGGTCATGGTGAAGGATTTTGTATCGGAAATATTTTGAAGTATGCTCAACGATACGGAAAGAAGAATGGAAAAAATAGAGCAGATTTATTAAAGGTTATACATTATGGTATAATCGCATTACATTTAAATAATGGAGAAAGTGATGAAACTAAGCACTAATACAATACAAGTATTAAAAAACTTTGCCTCTATTAATCAGAACTTAGTGATTAAAGAAGGTAATACAATATCAACAATGTCTGCAATGAAGAATATCGTTGCAAAGGCTGAGGTCGAGGAAACATTTCCTAAACAAGTTGCAATCTATGACTTGAATGAGTTCCTTGCATCTCTATCATTATTCAAGAATCCTATTCTAACATTTGAAGATAGTTTTCTAAAAATCACAGAAGAGAATGGTAGAAAGACTGTAAAGTATTTTTACAGTGACCCTAGTGTTGTAACGACACCCACAAAAGAAATATCAATGCCAAGTAATGAAGTTACTTTTACATTAACTGATGCAGACATATCTGAAATATCTAAAGCTGCAGGAGTTTTATCTGCACCAGATTTAGTTCTTGAAAAAGATGGTGGTGATGTAAAACTTACTGTCAAAGATAAAAAGAATGATACTGCAAACTCTTGTCAGATTGACATTGATGTTAAGAATGACGGTACATTTAAATTTTTCTTCAAGACAGAAAACTTAAAATTATTGCCAGGCAAGTATGAAGTAGAAGTATCTTCTAAAAATATTAGTCATTTTAAAAACGGAAAAACACAATACTGGATTGCACTAGAACCAGAATCAACTTATTCTGCTTAGGAGTGCAACATGGAAAAATTTCTCTGGGTGGAGAAACACCGTCCAACGAAAGTTGACGATTGTATTCTTCCGACTAATTTAAAACAAACTTTTCAAGAGTTTGTAAAAGATAATCAGATACCTAATCTTATTTTATCTGGTGGTGCTGGTGTTGGTAAAACAACTATTGCAAAAGCTATGATAGATGAGATAGGTGCAACATCAATGATGATAAATGGTTCTGAAGAGTCTGGTATAGATGTTCTTCGAACAAAGATTAAAAACTTTGCATCTACAAGTTCTCTTGAGGGTGGTCGAAAGTATTTGATACTTGATGAAGCAGATTATCTTAATCCACAATCTACACAGCCTGCACTTCGTGGTTTCATGGAAGAGTTTCATAAGAACTGTGGTTTTATTCTCACATGTAATTATGAAAACAGATTAATACCACCCTTGCACTCTAGATGTAGTGTGGTTAATTTTAAGATACCTAATCAAGAAAAACCTAAACTTGCAATGGACTTCTTTAAAAGAGTTAAAGATATTCTTACACAAGAGAATATTCAGTTTGAAGAGAAAGTTGTAGTTGAGTTAATCAATAAATACTTTCCAGACTGGAGAAGAACTCTCAACGAATTGCAAAGATATTCTACATCTGGTAAGATTGATGCTGGAATATTAGTAAACTTATCAGAGGTAAATGTAAATGAACTTATTGAAGCACTTAGAAGAAAAGATTTACAATCTACCAGAAAATGGATTGTTAATAATTTGGACAATGACCATAATCGTATTTTCCGTACTATTTATGATACTCTACTTATGCATCTATCTGACGATACAAGTATTAAGTATGCCGTTCACACTATTGGGGAGTATCAATACAAAGCTGCGTTTGTGGCTGACCAAGAAATAAATCTACTTGCGTGTATGGTAGTATTAATGTCAGAGGTAAAATTTAAATGATAGAAGTTATTGACGATACATTAGAAAGACACAATGCAGAATTAGTTGATATGTCTATTCGTAATCTATCTTGGAAGTATGATTACAATTCTACAGGTAACGGTGTAAATAAACACTGGCACATATTCTGTGGTCATACACCAGAGGAATGTGAAAAGAATGGTTATGATTATCTACTTATGATTTGGGAATCAATCAAACACAAACTATCTGATAAAGTAAAACTACAAATGGAAAGAATGTATCTCAATGCACATACACATGGAATAGAACCACACCCACACATAGATGACGGTGATTACACAATTATCTATTATCCAAGAATGGATTGGAAAAGAGATTTTGGTGGTGGAACAATTATTGGAAACGAACTTATTGACTACAAAGGAAATAGGTCAATAGTATTTAACGCAAGTTACTTACACCAAGCACAAACTGTATCAAGACAATGTTATAAGTTAAGAACTTGCGTGGTATTCAAAACAAAGGATTTAGATAATGTACGAGTTGAAGGAATATCTGAAAGCAATCAATCAGTCTAAAGAAAAACTGATGGACGGTGAAGATGAAGTTTGGGAAAAGAAATACCCAGCCTATATTATAAATAAATGTCTTGCACCCACTGGTAAAGAAGAATGTTTATTAGTAAATGAAATGAATGTGATGAACCATTTAGATAAAAAGTTACAGTTCGACTTTTTGATAAATAGTTTTAGGAAAAGAAATAGATTTACTCCTTGGCTAAAGTCTAAGAAAGTGAGTAATATAGAGTATGTAAAAGAGTATTATGGTTATAGTAATGAAAAGGCTAAGTCTGCTCTCACCATACTAAATGATGAACAAATTGAGTTCATTAAGAATAAATTAAATAAGGGTGGAAGACATGGAAAATAATTGGTCACAGGAGCAAATGTTACAAGTCACTCTGAAAGAGCCAGATGACTTTCTAAAGGTAAGAGAGACTCTATCTCGTATCGGTGTTGCTTCAAGAAAAGAAAGAAAACTATATCAGTCTTGTCATATATTACACAAGCAAGGTAAATACTATATTGTGCATTTTAAAGAACTCTTTGCACTAGACGGTAAAGAAACAAACCTATCAGAGAATGATATTGCAAGAAGAAATACTATTGCAAAATTATTAAATGATTGGAATCTAGTAGGTGTTGAGGGTAAGATAGAACCTGTTGCACCATTAAGTCAGATTAAGATATTATCTTTTAAAGAAAAAGATGAGTGGACTTTAGAAACAAAATATAATATTGGTAAAAAGAAAGAGGAAGAGAAATGAGTACAATACTTGACGCACTAAAAAAGAAATATGAAGCAGAAATTGAAGAAGCAAAAGTAAACATTAAGATAATGTTAAATAATCCAATCTCTATACCTGAACACTCAAAATTTCTAGAGGAGCTAGATGTACACTTTGGAAAGATTGCAGAGGCAGAAGATAAACTTGAGGCTGTTCAAAACCATTTTGATAGTTCACAAGAGTTGCTAAATGAAGATGTTCAGATGGCACTTAAATTATGATAATAAATTAAGTTTAATTATTATTTGACAAACTTAGTTTATTAGTATATAATGATTCAAATATAACCAAATAACAATTATTAAGGAGCTTATGATGGTTTTAAAAAAATACGAAGAAAAAATAGGAGAGCTATACTCTCCAGAAGAATTAGAAAGAATGACGATTGATGAGGCAATAAGAATATTAGGATTTGACCCTCTCTCAAAAAAATATATTGCTATGGTGTATAAAATGACACCAAAGAAAGCACAAATTATTTTACATTTTTTAAATAAAAAAAATAGAAGATTTTATTCAACACAGTTGAAAAAGTTAGATACAAATATTCAAAATGTAGGTTGGAAAAAAGATGGTGGTGCTTGTGTATTCACTACTGCTGGTAACCTCATGGAATTTCAACACAGACTTAAAACAATAGTGGAACTTGGTTTAACTGTTGATGTGGTATTAGTTCTTGGAGCAGATAATGATGCATTTACATTAACATCACCACCTAAAGCAAGATATCCAATAGACCAAATATTTATAGAAGATAATTCAGCAGTTAAAGAGGACGAAACAACTCTTAGACAAATACTTGGTAGAAGAGGTGGTGAAGTCAAATTAGGAATGGAAAATGCAATTAGTTTATGGAAGATTTGGAAAAAAACTGTCCGTAAAGCTAGAGAGTTATCAAAAGATGTTAGAAGTACGGATAGATTCTCATCATGGGGTAAAGAAATTTTAGGTTTCACTGCTTTAATGATACATGAGGATTTACAGGAACACGCATCTAATCTTTTAAAGATGATGACAGATGATACAGAAGGTAAAACAAATCATCTTATGAAAACTTTTAATGAGTTTAGTAAAAGTGGTGTCATAAGTGCAGATACAACTAATACTGAAAAATCAAATATTAGATTTTTTATGCTGTGTAATGCCGCTGATAAGATAATTAAAAAACCAAAAGGTGATTGTGAATTTTCTTTAGATGGTACAAAATGCAATCATGAAAATTTTAAGCAAAGGGTTAATGGAAGTGTTTATAGAAAATTTTTAGTAGACCCAGATGGAATTGCTAAAAAATATGCCGCATAGGGACTATGGGGGTTGACAAACCCCCATTTTTAAATTATAATTATATTATGAGTTTTTACACAAATGTAGTTCGTTACGGAAATAATCTTCTTATACGAGAGGTGGTCAACGGTCAAAGAGTAAACTCAAAGTTGAAGTATAAACCAACTTTGTTTGTTCCAGTTGTTAAATCAACAAACTGGAAAACTCTTGATGACAAACATGTAACTCCTATGGAGTTCGGAAGTATAAAAGAATGTTCTGAGTGGTTGAAGTCTTATGAAGACCAGCCACATCTCATATACGGAAATACACAACACGCATATACTTACATCTCAACACAATATCCTAATCGTGTAAACTGGGATATGGATAAGATATTGATTATCACAATCGATATTGAGGTACAATGTGAAAATGGGTTTCCAGACCCACAGAAGGCTATCGAACCTATCCTATCAATCACAATCAAAAATCATCAAAACAAACGCATTATGGTTTGGGGTATAGGTGACTTTGTAAATCGTAGAGATGATGTTGCATATATCAAATGTAAAAACGAAGAAGACCTCATACATGAGTTTCTTACATTTTGGGAAAAGACACAACCAGATGTAATTACAGGCTGGAATACAGAGTTCTTTGATATTCCTTATTTGTATAATCGTATTATGAAGTTTAGTGAGAAAGATGTAAAACGACTATCGCCTTGGGGTAATGTATATTCTAGAGATGTTTACACTATGGGAAGAACACATCAGTTGATTGATATATCTGGTGTTGCACATTTAGATTATTTTGATTTGTATCGTAAGTTTACATACACAAGTCAAGAGAGTTATCGACTTGACCATATTGCATTTGTAGAACTTGGTGAGAAGAAAGAAAGTAATCCTTACGAAACATTCAAAGATTGGTACACTAAAGATTATCAATCATTCATAGAATATAATATTACAGATGTGGAGTTGGTAGACAGACTTGAAGATAAGATGAAGTTGATTGAACTTGCATTGACTATGGCTTATGAAGCAAAGGTGAATTACATAGATGTTCTTGGTTCTACAAAGTATTGGGATATTATAATATACAACTATCTTAAATCAAAGAACATTGTTATACCACAAAAACTACAATATAAAAAAGATAAAGATTTAGAAGGTGCGTATGTGAAAGACCCACAAGTTGGAATGCATAAGTGGGTGATGTCTTTTGACTTGAACTCTCTGTATCCTCATTTGATTATGCAATATAATATATCACCAGAGACTTTAGTTTATAAACAGCCTATACCAAATATGAAAGTTGATAAACTACTACATAAAGAGTTTGATAGTTCTAAATTAAATAAACATCATACTATGACACCAAACGGTGCTGTGTTTAGAACAGATAAAAAGGGTTTTCTTCCAGAACTTATGGAGAATATGTATAATGATAGAGTTAAATTTAAGAGAAAGATGTTGGAGGTTAAACAGGAATATGAAAATACTAAAAATCCAAAACTACTTAAAGATATTTCAAAATACAATAATATTCAGATGGCTAAAAAGATTTCACTCAACTCTGCTTATGGTGCAATCGGTAATGCATACTTTAGGTATCATAATCATCTCATCGCTGAAGGTATTACTACAAGTGGTCAGCTTTCTATTCGTTGGATTGAGTCTGATATTAATCGGTATCTCAACGAGATTATGGGAACTGATAAGGAAGACTATGTTGTTGCAAGTGATACAGATTCGGTGTATATCACATTTGACAGGTATGTTAATAAAATGTTTAAATCTGAATCAGACACTACAACAATCATCAACGCATTGGATAAATTTGCCAAAGAAACACTTGAACCTTTTATTGATAAGAGTTATCAAAATCTTGCTTCGTATCTGAACTGTCATTCTCAAAGAATGAATATGAAAAGAGAAGTGATTGCAGATAAAGGTATCTGGACTGCAAAGAAAAGATATATTTTAAATGCATGGGATATCGAAGGTGTTCGATATAAAGAACCGTCACTTAAAATTATGGGTATCGAGGCTGTCAAGAGTTCAACTCCTGCTCCTTGTAGAGAAAAAATTAAAGATGCACTAAAAATAATTATGTCTGGTGATGAGAAAATGCTAAATACCTTTATACAAGAGTTTAGGAAAGAGTTTATGAGTTTACCACCAGAGAGTATTGCATATCCAAGAAGTGTAAATGGATTAAGAAAATGGAGTGACAGTGCAAATCTTTTTAAGAAGGGAACACCTATTCATGTGAAAGGTGCATTGGTATATAATCACTTAGTCAAAAAAGAAAAGTTAGGTAAGAAGTATCCATATATCAACGAGGGTGATAAGATTAAGTTTCTACATCTTAGATTACCAAACAAGTATCAGTCTACAGCTATAACCTTTATAACAAAGTTACCAAGAGAACTTGACTTTCACTCAATAATAGACTATGATATACAGTATGAGAAGAGTTTTATTGAACCACTTAAATTTATCACAGATAAGATACTGTGGAAAATAGACAAAAGTTATGGAACACAAGCAACACTTGAGGATTTCTTTGCATGAAATATTTTAGATATACATTAGATGATTTAGAAAAGTCTGCGAATCGTAAGTTATTTACTTACATATCTTTCTTTGCAGGCGGTGGTGGTTCATCTGCTGGTTACAAACTAGCTGGTGGTGATTGTAAGTTCGTGAATGAGTTTCAACAAGTTGCAGTAGACACTTATCTTGCAAACTGGCCTAACACTCCACACATCTGTGGTGATATAAAAAATGTAACAGGCAAACAGGTTATGGAGATAACAGGTATTCAAGAAGGTGAGTTAGATATTCTTGATGCAAGTCCACCTTGTCCTCCGTTTAGTATGTCTGGTACAAAACAAAAAGGTTGGGGTCAAGAGAAAACTGCGTATGGTATGAAACAAAAGAATATTGAAGACTTGACTTGGGAAGTGATTAGAATAGCTGGTGAGATGAAACCAAAGGTTATTATCTGTGAGAATGTAAAAGGTTTGACTATGAGTTACGCAGTTGAACATTTGAATAGAATGATTGCAGACTTTGAGAAAGAGGGTTATACAACCACATACAAAGTTCTTAAAGGTCACGAACAAGGTGTGCCACAGAAAAGAGAAAGAGTGTTTATTGTATCAATACGAAATGATGTAATGGACGATATAGGTATGCCGTTTATGTGTGTTAATAATATCTTTCCAGAACCAGAGAAAGAGTTTGCAACAATACAAGATGCGATTGGTGATTTGAAACAAGACAATGAAAATGCAAGTGAAGCACATGAGTTGGTTGAAGCCATGAAAAGAGGTGCAAAGTGGAAGTGGTTAAAAAGATTACCAAAGAATCCAGATAGAGTTGTATCTGTTGGAGATGATGTGGTCGGGCCTTGGTATGATAAGGTGATTGCACATAGAAAGAAATGGGGTAAATCTATTCCAGATAGGAAAAGTTCTTTTTATCAGTCAAGAAGAGTTCCTTATAATCAAGCATCTCACACACTATCAGAACAAGGATTACAAACAAGTCTTGCAGTGCATTTACACCCAGAGGAAGACAGAGTATTCACTACAAAAGAGTCTGCAAGAATAATGACACTACCAGATGATTATAAATTGACTGGCACACTAAATCAACAACTTGCAAGAATTGGTTTGATGGTTGCACCAATCTGTATGAAACAGCTTGCAGATGAAATATATAAACAAGTATTGGAGCCGTATAATGAAGTACATAAATCTAAAAACTGATTTAGGTAAGAAAGAGACCTTTGAGAAATGGAATGGTAAGTTTCCAGATGAAACTTCCTATGACCAAGTCATTCGTGTAACAGAGGACACTGCAATTATGAAACCTATTGTATCTCTTGACGGTTCTGATGTCCCTCTTGCATATGTGATTACAAACGCATATCCAGATGACAAAGTAAGAAATACTTTGATGAGTATAGAAGATGTATCTACAATGCGTGGTAATTGTTCTGGCCCCATTGATAAAGAAGAGATGAAGAAAAAAGGATTGATAGAAGGTGAACATTATAAGTTAAGGTCATCTAATACATATCAAGTTAGAACTAAGAGTGGTGGTTGGGGTATGATTGCATACGCAAATGAAATACACTCTGTGATGATTGGATATAAAAGAGGACGATTTACAGGTGCAATAGATTCTTCTGGTTGGGTTAAAGATAACCCAGATAGATTTGAGAAACTCAAAGATATATCAAAGTATAATGAACTTGCATTTGCAAAAGCAAATAACGATATCTATGCAAGACAAAAGATTTTTGCAGAAAGTTTTGTTGAACCACAACATAGAATGGGTATCTTTACAACTTACTCTGCAAATCGTTATCACTCTGGTCAATCAAGTAAAATGTCTTTTCATGTAGATAGTGGTGATACAGAGATGGGTTTAACAACTATGTGTGTTTTCAGACAGGGTGACTATGATGGTGCATTTCTTACATTTCCAAGATACAAGGTTGCTATTGACGCACCTGATAATTCCGTAGTGATTGCAGATAGTTTAGAGGTACATGGTGTTACAGAGATAAGTGGTAATGGTGAAAGGTTTAGTTGTGTTGCATATATGGATTCAAGGTTGGCTACGAAGGGTGTAGCTGGTAAGAGTGAAAAACTAATAGGTAAATATGCAAAGAAACAAATCGGAAATTTAGAGGATTTTATATGAAAATTTTGATTGGTAAATTTGGAAAATCTATAAACTTTGAACCCACACAATGGGGAATGGTTGGTGGGGATAGTGAGAGTGCTATCTTTGCACAATCTATCGCACATTTATACCCAAACGATACATTTTACTTAGTGAGTAGAAACAATTTTTCAAAACTACCAATAGGAACTCAACTAAAAATAAATAAAAACAATAATCTGATTGATTGTTGGAAAGATTATGATAAATCAATTAATAAACAAGATTGGCTTATAAATTACTTTAAAGATATAAAAATAGATTTTGGTATATTATATGCTGGATTATCTGGTTCATCTACGATAGAAAATTATATGTATTTGAAAAATGGAGAATATGCAAAACCATTATCGTCATCTAAAAACTACACTGGTATTATTACAAAATTTTTAAATGAATCACAAATACCTTATATGGAAATAGGAGAGGATAGTCGTTTCTTTCCATTAGTTGCAAGAGACTTGTATAATAGGTCAAAAAGAATACTAGGTGAGAAAGAAGATGTTAAGTCATGTAAACACATTACATCACAAAGCAACCAAGAACTAATTACCACAGATATAAAGGTTTCAAATGTTGACCACTCATGTATGTTTTTGATGAGTGAAGATAAATCTAAGTTGCTCAAAAAACCTAATGATAGAAAATCAAAATTAAATTTGTTCATGCACTGCACAGCCTCCCACAATAAATATTATCCAGAAACTTTTTCTATAATTAAAGATTATGTTTTAGACCAATTTCCAGACACCATGATTTATGGTAAGTGGGAAAAAGAATTACCGAATGTAAAAGAAGTGCCTATGATAGATTTACTTGATGTGTTATATGACACAAAGTACACTTTAACTATTGGTGGTTCTAATAACTATCCTACAGCTAGTAAGTTTTGGAAAATGTTAATATTTGGTATTATACCATTTAGTTATAAAAAATTAGACATTGAAAAATTTAATATTCCAGAGTTTTTGTATGTAAAAAATCCAGAGGAATTAAAAAGTAAAATTGATTACTTAGAAAATAATAAGTCAAAGTATCTTGAGATTTGGAATACTTTGCAAAATTTAATTTTAAAAGAAGACCTTTGGAACGGAAACCACTTCTTTAATAATATAGAAAAATGGGTTAAAAAAGATTTAGGTTTTACCATGAACAGAATTGGAAATATAACTTATAAAACAAGTTCTCTTTTTGTTAAAGAAAATTTAAATACATTAGATGCATTTATGACTTGACAAATACACCAAAGTTTGGTACTATAATAGTATAAGTGATTCGTTAATATAACAGAGAGGTAAATATGACAAGAGTAACAAAACAATTCACAGATGTGATGGACGGAGTTAATAATTTAATTAAGGCCATCAAGGCAGATTATTGTAATAGGACAAGTTATGATGGTTCTAAGACAAAGACAGATGTAATGTTAGAAATGGAAGAGAGGTTCAAAAATGGAATTGAGATTAGGAGTGGACAAAAATACATTGGTATATACACTTCGTCAGGTAATCAATCTTCAATCTGGGGTGGTGTCGCAAAAAAAGATAGTGCCTGTGGTAGAGTGAAAAAGGGTGATATCTTGAAAGCTGCTGGTTACGGTGCATATACATTGGTCGGTGCTGGTAGAAGAGGTAATGTCTTAGAAGGTAACTATTCAGTTTCTTGGACTGGCGCTAACTACTTAATATAGAGAGGTGAATATGATTAAAATTATATCAATATTATTATCAGTAACTTTTGTAGCAGGGTGCTCAACAGTTGCTGGTGTGGGTCAAGATGTCCAAGACATTGCGAATTGGGGTCGAAATAAACTCATTGAACAATCTAATAAAGAAGAGATAATTCAAGATGAGTTAACCGAAGAAGAACTAATTGTAAATAGTGATGTAGAGTGGGAAGATTAACATGTGGATATTTACAATAGGTTTATTTACAGTATGTTTAGGAATTGGTATAGAATCCCTAGCCATATCTTTCTTAGTTTCATTCTTTGGATTAATGACCATGATAGGTGGGGTTGTCTACATGGTTATGACAGATAGTGAGTATTTGGATTTATGAGATTCGATTTGCATAGCACCTCTCAACCTCATCACAAAAAGCTATGCGAATCGGTGCCTAATGATTCGGTGATTATAAGGTGATGTACAATTTTACATAATGTGTAAGTCATTGTTATTATTAGGTTTTTTAGGGGGAGTTGACAAACTCCCCCTTTTTGTTATAATAATAGTATGAGTAAAGAGATTGATAACAAAAACAAAAGAGAGGTTGATATGAGTAAGTATGATATAACAAGACAAAAAACAACTAAGATGGTTGGTGAAATGTTTGACAAAAATGTTAATGAACATATTTGGGTCAATGGTATTCAAGGTATCGATAGTATTCTTACTATGATTATCGATAGGATTGAAGACAATGATACTGATGGTGCTGTAGATAATATTAGACAACTACAGAATGAATTAATTGAAAATAATGTGAGGGGGTAATATGAAAAAAGAAACAATAACAGTAAGTGATTTATTAAAAAAAGCAGAGGCTGCTGGTTTAAAAGCAGGTTTAGAAGTAAATACCAATCCAGTGACTTTCAAAGATGTACATAGTGGTCAGACATATGATGTCGCAGAAGGTATGTGTGGATTTGCGTGGGTGAATATATCGCCTGCAAGAGGTAAGTTTGTCAACTATCTAAAAAAGATAGGTAAAGGTCACAAGTCTTATTATGGTGGTTGGGACTATTGGGTTAGTTCTTCAGAGCTAGGTCAGTCGATTGAAAGAAAAGAAGCCTATGCAAATGCGTTTGCAAAAGTTCTTAAAGAGTGGGGAATAAATTGTTATTCAATGAGTAGATTAGATTAATTTAAATAGAGAGGTTTTATGCATATATTTAATACAAAAGATACAAACAAAATGATGAGTGAGGCTTGGGATATCTATAACAGATATCAAGCAACAATGGCTGGTCAGTTGAATGATGACCTTGATGATTTACAAGATAAGTTTAACGAGATTGCAGCTGAACTAGGTGTTGCTGGTGAAGACTTATGGAATAGGTGTGAAAATGAACATGCACTCAGTCAACTTCTATGAACTACATAGAAATCAACGGTGGTGACAAAAACCAAAAAATTTTTACTGAACAAATAGTAAAATGGTGTATGAGTGAGTTGTTACCCAGAGTTCGTACTCTAGATATCACGATTGATTTACTAAATGAATTAGATGGTGGAGTTGATGGCTATCAATGGTCTGGTGAGGATAACCGTCAACATTTTATTGAAATAAATAAAAATTTATGTTATGATGATTTTGTAACTGCGATTATGCATGAAATGGTACATGTGAAACAAGATTATAGAAAAGATAAAAGTCCCATAGTGGATAGAGAAAAAGAAGCATACGCAAAACAAGAAATTTTATTTGAGAGGTGGAAAAATGATAATTGAAAGTATAATAGGTGGAATGTTAATAATGACACCGATAGACAACAAATCAAACTACAATGAACAGTTAGAAGAGATAGGTCAAGCAAAATGTCTTGCAGATAATATGTACTTTGAAGCTCGTAATCAAGGGACTGCTGGTATTATTGCAGTGTCAAATGTAGTTTTAAATAGAGTAAAAAGTAAAATGTATCCAAGTAATATATGTGAGGTAGTTAGACAAGGCCCCCATAGAGAGAGTTGGAGAAAGAATGGAGAATATCACCCTGTCAGACATAGATGTCAGTTTAGTTGGTATTGTGACGGTAAACCAGATAAACCTAAAAACATAAAACAATATGACGAGATGTTTAAGTTTGCACTATTGATTGTCAAAGGTGAACTAAGTTTATTAGATATTACAGACGGTGCATTATGGTATCATGCAGATTATGTGAAACCAGATTGGTCTTATCATAAAAAGATTACTACTGAAATAGGTGACCATATTTTTTATACAATGAAAGAGGAAATAGAAGAATGAGTATAGGAGTCACATTGGTATTGAAAGAATGGAATGGTAAAGAAGGTAAGTGTGAGAATGGTCATGTTGTTAAAATTAATTCAACAGGCTATGGGTTATGTTGTAAATGTTTAAATGATATTGATGCGTATCATACTTTGTATGTTGCACCAAAAGATACGGAGATAAAAAAATGAATATATTTTATTTAAATGAAGACCCTAGAATTGCAGCTCAAGAACATTGTGATAAACATGTGTGTAAAATGACAATCGAATATTGTCAATTATTATCTACAGCACACAGAGCTCTTGATGGTGCAGAATATTATGATAAAACAAAAAATGGTAGGAAGATAAAAAGATGGCTGTTACCTGATGAAAGAGAAGTTGGATTAATGTTAGGTATTATGTTAAATCACCCATCAACAATCTGGACTAGACAATGTGCAGAAAACTATGATTATCTTTTAGAGTTATGGATAAGTTTATGTTATGAGTTTGAATATCGATATGGTAAAAAACATGCAACATTAGATAGATTAAAATACTTGACAAACAGACCCAAGAAGATTACAATTAATGGTAGTATGACTGAGATGCCTCAGTGTATGCCAGATTATTGTAAGGTTCAGAATAATCCAATACAAGGTTACAAGTCTTACTATATAAACGAGAAAAAGAGATTTGCAACTTGGAAGAAAAGACAAATACCAAGTTGGTATGTTGAAGGATTAAAAAATGGGAATGATGGACGAAGCGTGGCGTGATGCAGTTAGAACAACACCAGAACAGAAAAAAAATATGACAGCAACTTTAACAGTAGGTGAACTAGAAATTATGAAAGAAGATATGAAACAGTTAACAAAAAGTTATTATGATGCACTTAAAAGAATCAAAGAACTTACAGAACAAGTAGAAGAATTAAAGAACGAGATTGAATCTTTAAAAGAAGATAAAGTTGAGTTGAGAAGTATCAGAGGACATTAATGCCTACCTACATTATTACTGATACAAAGAAGAAAAAAACTTTTGATGTGTTTTGTTCTTGGGATAGACTACAAGAATTACTCAAGGAAAAACCACATTGGGTAAAAGGTGTAACTGCACCAGCTATTGTAGGTGACCATGTGACTGCAAAAACAGATGGTGGTATGAAAGAAGTGTTTTCAAAGATTGCAGACAAACACCCTAACAGTGCTCTTGCAGATAGGTATGGAAATAATAAGAGTAATGCAAAGGTTAGAGCTGAAACGATTGCAAGAAAACATGGTCTGGTAAAAGATGGTGGACAAAATTTAAGTAAGAAATTTAAGAAGAATAAAGACACAGGTTTATACTGATATAAATATAATGTGTATCGTCAAATTGTTGCGTTTACACAACATAGTGGTAGGGGGAATGTTCAAGTCTAACCTCTACCACAGTTATATTATAAGGATTAGATAATGGCAAAGAAAAATAAAGAAATTAGTTCAAGTAATTTACTCAAAATAAAACCGATAACCGAAAGTCAAAAAACAGTTTTTGAAACTTGGAAGAAAGGTCAGAATCAGTTTTTGTTTGGTTGTGCTGGAACAGGTAAAACATTTGTATCTTTATACCTTGCAATGCAAGATGTATTAAATTTACAAACAAAATATGAAAAGGTCGTGTTGGTTCGTTCACTAATACCTACAAGAGAGATAGGTTTCTTGCCAGGCGATGAGGAAGATAAGGCTGCACTGTATCAAGTACCATATCAGAATATGGTACAGTTTATGTTTGAACAACCAAATGAACAAGCATTCAAAATGTTGTATGATAGATTAAAGTCACAAGGTAGTTTGTATTTTCTATCAACATCATTCTTAAGAGGTTTAACATTTGATAATACAATCATTATAGTTGATGAGTGTCAAAACTTAAACTTTCACGAGTTAGATACAATCACAACAAGAGTAGGTCAAGATTCTAAAATAGTTTTCTGTGGTGATTTTTTCCAGACTGATTTAATAAAGACTGGTGATAAAAATGGACTGCATGACTTTTTAAGAATATTAGAAGAGATGAAAGATTTTAACTGCACTGAATTTAATATCGGTGATATTGTTCGTTCTGGATTTGTTAGAGATTATCTTATTCAGAAAACAAAACTTGGAATAGGAATGGACTAATGGATTTAGATAAACTTAGAAAACAATTAGAAATAGACGAAGGAGTCAAATATGAAATTTACCTCGACCATCTTGGTTATCCTACTTTTGGTATTGGCCATCTGGTTGTACCAGACGATAAAGAATATAGAGAAGATGTTGGGACAAGGGTATCCGAAGAAAGAGTCAGAGAATGCTTCGACAAAGATGTGGAATCAGTATTAAGAGATTGCACTTTATTATATAAAGACTTTGATGAACTACCAGAGGAAGTACAACAGATTGTTGCAAATATGATGTTCAATATGGGTTACACTAGATTGAGTAAATTTAAAGGAATGAAAAGAGGTGTTGATGCAAGAGATTGGAATAAAGCTGCAGATGAAATGGTTGACAGTCGTTGGTATAAACAAGTTACAAATAGAGCAAATAGATTAGTTGAAAGAATGAGAAATATTGAGTCGTAATGGACAAACAAGTCAAAGACATATTACTTCAAGAAGTCAAAAGACAAAATACTACAGTAGAACTTATCGCAAGTGAAAACTTTGCATCAGATGATGTAATGCGTTTATGTGGTTCTGTATTCACAAACAAATATGCAGAGGGTTATCCAAGAAAAAGATATTACAATGGTTGTGAGTATATGGACAAAATGGAACAACTTGCGATTGATGAATTAAAAAAATTATATTATTGTAGTAATGCAAATGTTCAACCACATTGTGGTGCAAATGCGAACACAGCTGTATATCAAGCATTTCTTAAACCAGGCGATACTATTCTTGGAATGGATTTAGCATCTGGTGGTCATTTAAGTCATGGTTCTAAACCAAACATATCTGGTAAAATATATGACGCACATTCTTATGGAGTAAATGATGAGGGGTGGTTAGACTATGATATGATTGAAAGTCAAGCAAGAAAACTAAAACCTAAAATGATTATTGCTGGTGCAAGTGCGTACTCAAGACAAATAGAATGGGATAAGTTTAAGTTGATTGCAGACGAAGTAGGTGCAATACTATTGTGTGATATGGCACATTATTCTGGTATGATTGCTGGTGGTGGTTATAGAAGTCCAGTGCAATACGCAGATGTAGTTACATCAACGACACATAAAACACTTAGAGGCCCAAGAGGTGGTATTATACTTTGGAACAATGACGAATATACCAAGAGAATAAACTCTGCAATATTTCCAGGCACTCAGGGTGGCCCATTGATGAATATAATTGCAGCTAAAGCACAAGCATTCAAAGAAGCAAATACTTCTGATTTTATACAATATATAAAACAAGTAAAAGAAAACGCAAAGGTTATGAGTGAAGTGTTTATAGAGAATGGTTTCAATGTATTAACTGGTGGTACAGATTGTCACATGATGTTAGTAGATTTAAGTGATAAGAAGTATTCTGGAAGACAGGCTGCAGACTTACTAGAAGAAAATGGAATCACTGTAAACAAAAATGGAATACCAAATGACCCAAGAAGTTTTGTAGAAACATCTGGTATTCGCATAGGTACAGCTGCAGAGACAACCAGAGGACATGGTTGTGATTGGTTTCGAGACTTGACAAAAAAAATAATTAGTGTATTATTATAACTATGAAAGAATTTGATTATAAACTTGATTATAAGAAACTAAATTTTAAAAAACCAGAGAATAGAAAACTCTATCGTATAGGTCGTGGAGAACAAGGTGTTCTATTAGTAAGACCATATACTGATACAATTTGTAAACACTGGAGATTTAAAAATCCATTTGTTGCAAGAACCAGTGCAAGAAAAATATACGAGATGTTTGAAGGTTACAAAAGAAAAGGTGATTTTATTGGTATGGATATGTGTCGTAAATTTTTAGAAATGGGTTTTACTCGTGCAAGAAGATATGCGAATCATAAAGACGGTAAAAAATATAATCAAGATGGAACAATTAAACCACAAGAAAGTGATGCGTTGACTTGTGCAAAGGCTTTGTCTGCAACCATATTTAAAAATATGAGAGACTTAGCTGCGTATGATGAAACATATCAGATGATGAGAAAAAAGTGGAGAGAAGATGAAAATGCAGTTTGAACATCAAACAGTAGAATTACCAAAGATAAAACAAAAAA